GGTAGAGCATACAGAAAATAAGAATAAGAAAAAGGGGCAATTAAGCCCCTTCTTTTTTGTCTATCGTTTGTCTCCGCTACCACCTATAGTGCCAGCTTCTTTACGTGCAGCAAGTTTGTTTATGTTATCACCTGCAACCTTACCCAATGTCAGATTAAGATCAGTAGCTAGTGCCGCACAGTACCATAACACATCCCCTAGCTCATCAGATATTTGTTCACGCCAATCTTCTGGCCTCTTAGCTGGACCATCACGTATTAGTTTCTTCACCTTATTTGCAATCTCACCTGCTTCACCTGCTAAACCAAGAGCAGGGTATAAGATTTTATATTGATCCTCATATATGGCAGTATCAGATGCTGTGGTCTGGTACACGTTAAACTCTACCATGTTGTATTTCTCCTTCATAAATTGCTCGGCTTCTTGTTCTAAGTTCATCCGTAGTTACCCGTTTTAAATTGTCATAGAAGGCTTTACTATACCCTCTATTCCACTCACGATACTGCATAGTATCTTCACTGAATGGGTTTTTATTACTGCCACGTTTAAAACTACTGTATCCCATCTGATGCTGTAGCTTTAATGGTGCGTCATACTTACCCAGACCACGTGATTCTCTTGTGCGTTTAATCATAAGGACTATCCTATGTTATTCCTTCTTAGGTTCTTCAGCTTCTGGTGTGTCTAACTCTTCCTTTAGTTTAGCCACCAGTGTTTCATTAGTGAACTTGAGACAGTGTATCTCGTAGTTTTTACTTGACTGTATGTTGTTATTGATTGTGATCTCTTGTAGAAGATTCTTCTGAGTATCTGTAAAATCATCTGATTCATATTCAACCTCATCTATTGTTACTTTAGCCATAGTTATTCTCCTTCATATAGGTTAGTAGTGATTCATAACCCCCGATGTACGAGCCATCGGGAGCATATATTTGCGGTACAGTTTTGTACCCTGCCTTCTTTAATAAAGACAGTATCCATTTCGAACTGCCTGATTCCACATTATACTCTCTATAGTTCTGGTTGTAAAGATATATTAAATCTTTTGCCATACTACAGAAGCTACAATTGTCTCTTGATATTATCACAAACATTATACTAGGTCAACTATCTCACAGCTATCGCCACTACATGCTAGTGTCTGGCTACCTGCTGTGTTGTCTTCCTGTTCATACTCTGATAGTCCACTCCAATCAATAGATGATGGCATAGACCCTAGTAACTCTAAATATTTTTTCTCATTGACATCTTGGTAAGGTGCTTGCTGATACGTGTGTTCATTGAATGGTAAGAATGACACACCTGACATCTCATCGAAATGTTTGTACACAAATGCACCTACCTCAAACCATTCGTTATTCTTTACGTTAATAGTAACAGATGGTTTATGTTCACACCATGATCTCTGATAGGCTAACCACATCTCTAGTTGTTCTATAGCAGACATGTCAGCGGTAACTGTTGCACCCTCTGGAGCTTTCATAGGGAAGCTGAACACAGTAGTCTGGTCAGGTTTCATTACGTCTGGCTCATTAGGTATACCTTGATCCATCATGAACTGTGTCAGCGGGTCTTTGTTGTCTCCACGTACAGTGCGAATATAATAGGCTGAGTGACGAGCGTGAATCCCACTGCTAGAGTCAACCAATTGGCTGACAGTACCGCTTGGTTTAACGCAGCTGATAGCAGTACTGATAGGGATGTCAAGGCGTTCAGCCCACTTAGCGTTAGTAGTAACGGCGATTTGTTTGAGGTGCTCAAGGGTTTTCTCCAATCCTTTGTTTGACTTTGTTGTTAATGGGTTGTCCATAATACCTGTCATAGACACACCAAGTAGTCTTTCTTCTTCTGTGTTAGTCTGCCATGATTTACGTAGGTATGGGAACTTAGTGAATGATGATTGTATTGTACCTAAGATAGTAGCAATACGTACCTTACGTTCTAAGTCTTCTGTACTATCAGTAGCTCTTACAACTACCTCTGTTAGATTGCAGAATTGATTAGGCCGTAATATTATCTCACTGCATGGGTTAGTTCCGAACTCATAGTTAGGATCACGTCTTCCATTCTTAGCTGCTTGTTTCTTAGATGCTTGTCTGTTGAAGATACCACGTTCACCTGAGCCTGACTCAACTAACGCCATCCACTCACGCATGAAAGATAAACTGTCTGGCTTCTCTGTATACCCAACTGAGTTGTTAGCTAATGCTCTCTGTGGGTCATTGTCCCACCATGAACCTGACTTAGCATGTCGCATTCTATCATCTGATAAATTACTCAATGAAATCATGGCACTACGGCGTACTCCACCTACGACTACTACCTCACCTATCTTACACATGATGTCGTGACATTCTAGTGATGATAGCTTACGTCCTTTAGCATCTTTAAATGTCTTGATAACAAAGTTAAACAGATCAATCAAAGGCATAGGACCTGATGCTCTACCACCAAATGTCTTTAGCTTTGCACCTGCAGGTCGTACCTTAGATACATCCCATCTGGGTATCTCACCACTATATAGTAGTGCAATCATCTGACGTAATGCTTTAGCCCAACCTTCTTTGCTATCTTTAACTACAATAGTAGTTTCACTATCATACATATGCTCTGGTACTTCTGGTAGTTTAGTCACAGATTGACGTTCAACTGAGAACCCAACACCTGTACCACACAACAAAATAAACATAGCTTCATCAAAAGATTTAACATCGTCTACTGCTAGGTACGAGCAATTGTAACCTGCTGTATTGTCACGTGCTAATGCTGGACCAGCAGTCATTAATGCTCTCATGGAAGGCATCACTTCTAGTCCTAGTATAGCCCGTTCAATCTCTGCTATCTGTTTAGGGTTATCACCTAATGCTGGTTGCACTAGGTTCGTCACGTATCGTCCTACTGTTTCTGACCACGTTTCTCTACGGCCTTCTTCCTCAAGCCAACGTGCATAACGTGACTTGTGTATGAAAGATTGATAGTCAGTTGGTAAATGGTTATTCATATTCATACTACTCCACTATTGTTTTGATTGATTGGATTTCCATCCCGTCAACATCATATATAAACTCTTTTAATGCGTCTTCTACTTCATCGTGTATCTTTCCATCTACAGGTACAGGATATTCATCTTCATCTAAATCAAGAGTTAGAAATATTTTTACTATCATATCATTGTCCCCTCTAATGAAACTTAACGTTGATTATATTTTTATCTATACTAGTTATGTCTGGTTTCTTTTTAGTTTCTACTTCTTCTGGTTCTTCTATTAGTGTACCATCACTCTTAGCTTCTTCTACTATCTCACTTAGTAGGTCACGAACTTCTTGGCTTTCTTCCATAGCAGGTATGGCAGCACAGATCATCTGCGTTAGGTGTGTGAGTTGGTAGTGATCAGTATCATTCATTACATTGTCTTCTGTAGATATAGTACCTACCATCAACTCACCTGTCCACTTACCCGTATCATCTAAAAAGGGAGATAGCCTAATAATATAATCGTTAGGATGGAAATCTATTAATATATTCTCGTCATTCATGTTTGTGCTATCCTCTCTTTATCTTTTTGTATGGGCAGTTAATTAAATCTGGATGTTTGTCTTTGCCTTTTTCTTTCAGCCACTCCAATGGAATGATACGATCATGATACTGTATACCATTCTTCTCACACCATTGTCCATAGCTAGTTTTAGCACCCTTACTTATCTTAGAACGACTGTTAGTAAACACAAATCGTATGTCTAACTTAGGGTGTTGCTTCTTTATTAGCAGATGTTTGCGGCGATCTTCAGCTTTAAACATTCCCTTTGTCTCAATTATAATGCCGTTCTTCAATACAAAGTCAGGGGTATAGGTGCGGTACATAAGGTCTTCCCATTCAATCTTGATCTCCTCATATTTGAATGGCATCTCATGCTCGATTAGATAGTCTTTTGTTCTGACCTCTAACCCACTCCTATACCCATGCTTCCTTGCGGCAGCGTACTGCTTTGCCTTCATGGTTTAACCCTCGTTTACAGTAATATAACTTACTGTTGGTTTAACTCTAGCTTGTGATACCTTAGATGGTAACTCTTGTAGTTCTGGAAAACATTCAAACCTAAAGTCACAGAACTTACAGTTAGGATTTAGAATAGTGTTACCTGATGGCTTACCCCTAAACGTTTCTGGTACGGGATTAAAGCATCTCTCAAACTCATTCTTATTAACTGTGTCTACAGTGTCCTGTATCTTAGCTATCTCTGTATCCAAATCAAGGCCATCGGCAGGTACATACTTGATGTTACCATTAGCCTTGTTGACTACCCACCAACCACCAACTTTCTTACCAGTAGCTTTTGCGTAACCTGCAAGTTGACCAATGTAACCAAATGAATCACCCTTACTGAGTGTATCATATGACTCAAACTTGTTACGATATGACCAATCAGATGCTGACTTAACATCATCTAATGCACCATCCATAATAAGATCGTATGACCCATGTATTGTATCTTCGTTTAATTCTAGTTGAACAAAGTTATCTTCGTCTTCATAGGCTACACCTGCTTCGGTAATGATACCTTTGAATGCAGCTTCAACTATGTCTCCGAGTAACATGTTCATCACGAATGTTGTCGGT